GCTGTTAGGAAATACGCGAACAATTACATCACGGCTATTAAGGTTGTGCGTCACCGGCCAGGTAAGGGCACTACCATCCCCGATGTTGGTTGAAAACTTTTTGATTCGGCCCGACCAGTTCGCCAACTTTGCCGGGGTGACAATCCGAAGATCATCGGTTCCTGCATCAGTTTCGGCTTGAGTCGCGAGTTCAGCAATACCTGAAGTGGTTTCACTAGCGGCTGGCGCACTGGTGCCAAACGTTGCCCAGGTAACGGTAGTTGTCCCGAGCGTCCCATTGACCGCTGTCTGGCGGAAAGTCGATCCAGTGCTTGAACCTTCTTCGACAGTGACAACTGCCTGTTCAAGTTCGTCAAATGTGCTGGCATCAAGTGCGCGGGTCATCGCGACCGCTGCACCGTTCCAGATGTAAATTCCGTTCTCAGCGCCTGCCGTCTGAGATCGCACCAGTACCCGATCTTGCGTGGCCATCGTTACGCCATCAATCGTGGCACCGGGGCTCGCAATGCTTAAGTTGCCCTGAGTGGAGACTCGACAGGAATCTTTCCAGGCGAGACCTTCAACAGCAGCATTGAGTTGCGAAAACCTGACCGCATCTCCAGGCTGAGTCGCTTCGGGTAGATTTGTGATCTTTGACACCGACTGCATGTCGATGTCGGTAAAAAATCTGCGGGCCATGAGGGTTCTCCTTGGGTGGTTAGATTAAACGGGCTAGGCCAGCCGTGGCTGGATTTAGTGTAACGACGGTTTGATTAACGCTTGAGTGGTAAACGTCACCGTCGATCTCTTGACTGCCGGAATCCAGCAGCTCAACGCTGGGCCGGTAGCCCAGGTTGTGGTTAATGGTCCAGGTGGTGGCAGGCGTGGCCTGTTGATGGGAATAGGCGACCCCTGCCGTACCCGGTGGCCCCGCTGTACCCGGTGGCCCTGGTGTCACCACCCGAACCACAGCGGGTGCCGCTGGAACCGTCAGCCGTACAACTGCGGGGCAGCTCATGGATCCCTCCTGCTGCTGCGCAGAGCCACGGTCACGCTCCCAGTGGCTAGAAAGTTGTCGTCGGCCTGCGTGGCACCAGGGGGCACCATCAGGCAGTCGTAGCGGTAGCTGCCGCCGACCTTGAGGGTGTTGACGGTCGCCTCAGGCAGGATCAATCGAACCCTTCCCAGTGCTGGGGTCGTCTCCACAGCCACGGGGTAGACGGTCCTCCCCTTCTCATCGCTGACAGTGGCGTTCACATCCCAGCCGACAAAGCTCCAAGGCGTGGTCTGGGCGGTATCGGTGAACAGCTCAAAGGTCTTCAGGGCATCAAGACCCTGCTCCATCGACCATGCCTCCTCCACCCAAGCCATTGCTCAGCTCCTCTGCTCTCAGTTTTCCCGCTCGGGCTCATAGGCCTCGTTGGTGTCGGGCGTGGTCGGATCGTCGGCCTTGAACGCGCCTCGATCGGTGCGTGCTCGTCGGCGGGCTTTGGTCGGGGGCTCGCCTGCAGAAGCGCCAACCATGACTTTCTCCACATGATCCGGCTCGGTGCCCATGGATCCGGTGGCCGCTTTGAGTGCATGCTCCACGGGCTCCCGCTCGCCGCTGACCAATGCTTGTCGCTGCTCGTGGGTCATGCCCGCGGAGAAGCTGAAAAGAGCAAGGTGTGCCATGTAGGGGCTCCAATGGGAAAAGGGAGGCCTCGGCCTCCCTGGGTGCGCAGCAGGGCGATCAGCCGCGCTGAATATGGATCGTGGCGCCGGTGGTATTGGCAGGGGCTGCCAAGTTGCCGGCACCGCCTGCGCCAGCGACCAGCCGGAGGGCCACAACGCGAACGTCGCCGGTGATGGATGGAGAAGCCGCCGCTTTCACGATGGCTTCAATCTGAGCACCGGAGAATCCGACCTCGTTTTGGTCGGTGCCGCTGAACACGATGCTGCCGATCCGGGAATAACCGGACGGGTTGGCATCGCCAACAACTCCACCGGCGGCCACGTGGGCCACCTCAATGTGATACCCGCCCGCAGCATTGCTGAGGGCGCCCACGGCCACGATTTTGAAAAAATCGCAGGTGTTGAGCTTGAAGGGCAGCACTTTGGCGGCGCCGGTGCGGGTCTCGGCGGCCACGCCCTCGCCAGCACGCACCGCGCCAAAGAGAACAGACTCGCGATCGATGAAAAACGCCTTGCGGGCTGCAAGGCCGGTTGCCTTAGGCATGGGTCAAAAGGGGAATGAAGGACAGTGGTAAACCAATCAGGCAGTGATTGCGGCGTTGGTGATGTTGTAAAGACGGGAGGCGGCCCGCTTGTTCTCAATCACCATGGCGGCGTGCCAAGAGATCCGGGTAATCCGGGTTGGGGTGGTAGCGCTTTCGCCCACGTCGTAGATCGTCAGGCCGGGCTGAACAGAGCCATCCGCGGTCAGGGATGGGCCCTGAACACCGGAAACGAGGCCCTCGCCCATTGACACGCAATAAATGCTCGTCGTGTTAGCACTGGAACCTTCGTCAAAGCCCTGGATTGCGACGTTCTTGCTGTCCACGTCGGTGCGGATAATTTCCACGTCGCCGTAGAACATGACCGAACGGCCCAGTTCGTTGAGCTTGAAATCAACGGTGCCAGAAACGCCAACGGCGCGGGAGGCAGCATTGAACCGCAGGGCCATTTTCTTGCCCATTACCAACCGCTTCATGCTGTTGGGGCCGTCCACGGAGTCGATCAGGTCGTCCAAGGCGGCAAAGCTCAAGCCAGCGCCAGAGGCGTGGTTGGCGATGGCCTGAGAGGAGCCGGTGGTGATCTTCTTGCGAAGACCATCCATCTGCCGGCCGTTGGACTGGCTGGAATCACCCCGAACAAAATCACGCTCAATCGTCATGCGCAGAGCGCGGGCCGAGGCCTCAATCTGGCGAGCGTGAGCGTTGGCACCAAACAGGGCGATCTTGCTGGAGTCGGTTTTTACGTCCTTGCCGTAAATCTTGAGGACTTCGGCTTCGGTGACGGTGCTGCCTTGGGTGTCGTCGTTGGCCTCGTCAAACAGGCGAGGCTGCGAATCAGGCAGTTCGTCATCCATGGCGTAGACATAGGCGCCGCCTTGGGTATCAACCCAGGGGATCACCGGGGCCAGTTCGCCGGTGTTGAGGATGGCGCGAACGCCCAACTCCAGGCCGGAGGCGTTGGCTTGGGCGCGGAGCGCAAACTGCTCCCAAAGAGTGGTAGATGCCACGGGTCAAAAATGCGGAGGGGGGAGGTGGTGGTTGTCCAGACAGGGGCGGAGCATTTGCCGGGCATCGCGCCCCGCGCCTGCGGTTGTCCTTGCTGGTGGTGGTCAGTGCCCTGGCATCGCGCCCGGTGCGGGTGACCCGTTGCATCGCGCTAAGGATCACCCGGAGTTTTCCCGGTCGTCAGCCGTTGCCGTAGTGCTCGCTGAGGAACGCGCTGCCGGAGGTGCCGCGGGCCTGCTCCACCGATCGGCCTTGAACTCCGCGAACACCGCGGGCGCCCACAAAACCACCGGATCCCTCCCCGCCTTTAGCACGGAAGAAAGTGCCCACCACGGCGCTGTTGTCGGCCTGCTGGTTAAGCCAGGCCACGGGGTCTACATCCACACCCTCGGCGGACTTCACTCGATCGCCGTCACCATCCACCACGTAGAGCTTTCCGTTGGCCTCGTCCACCCGGAGGTGGCGCTTGCCTTGGAACTCCATCCACGCATCAAAGAACGACAGGCCGGAAGCGTCGGCACCATCGCGGCCATCGGCGGCCGAGAACACTCCGCGGGCAAGGGTCTTGACCTCCAAGGCAATCCGGCGGGCCTTCTCTGCCTCGGCGGTAGTAGTGGCCTTGCGCACCGCCTCCTGCGCCTTGCTCTCGATCCGCTGCCGCTCGGCGGCGGTGAGCTGTTCACGCTCGGCTAGGCGGCGCTCCAGCTCGATTGCTTTCTCTTGGGCCTGCCGGTAGGCATCGGGGCTTAGATCCTTGACGGTGGCGAGCTGCGTTTCCATCTGCGCCAAGCGGCGCTCCAAGGCTTTGCGGGTCTCCCGCTCCTGCCGGAGGGCCTTTTGGCCGGCCTCCCCTAGGCTCGGGTCGTCTGCGTCCACCTCCTCGGTGGTGCCGCCGCCATCGCCCGCGCCCGCGGGGTCGGCCTCAACGGTGGGCCATGGCCGCAGCCATTCTCCGGCAGTCCCGAGGAGCTGATCAATCTGGGTCCGTTTCATGCGTGTTCCGGGGAATCGCTCCGCCGGGTGCAAGTTGCCCCGCAGTTTTCCCGGTTTGACGCCTCAGCCCTTCAGGGCCTGTGCTACGGCCTTAGCAATGGCTCGGGCCTCTGCCTCGCGTTGAAGCAGTCGTTGCCGGTTGGCCAGGGCTACGAGTTGAGCGGTTTGGACGAGTGGGGGCGGCGGGGTTGTGGTCATGGGTTAAAAACGCCATCAATGGGATCTTGTGGAAACTGAAGCCCAAAGTAAGCCGAGTTTGCAACATAATTAGTGTACGCAAAAAGATTGCTAAAGCGAGCGCTTGGGTATTTTAGTGTTTGCGGGCCGCTGTATTCTTCCCAGGTAGGATAAGAAATTCCTTGGATCCCGCCTCTAGGTGAAACCGTTGCGGAATACGAAACGGGTGGAATCATCCCGCGAGTGCCATCAATAAACCGTTCCTGCAGGTTGTCAAATCCTTGTCCGCCTACAAATGGACGAGCTTGTGCATTAGTTTCAAACCAAAGCGTTGCAAGTCCTAGTGCTGGATCAAAGAATGGTTCAACTTCAAAAATCGTAATTCTTGCGCCACCGTAGCCGACGACTGAGCCTTGGTATGTGGATGTAACGATTTGGAATCCTGGCCCGGTAGGCAAAGGGATCGCGTCCAGCCCGGTTGCCGTGATTACAAAGGTATTCCAGCCAATCGGGTTGTAGGTTCCTGTCGGCCAGTAACTCGGTCTTGGCCCTGTTTGTTGCTCACCAATCTGGCCAAAAGGGATCCAATCTTGGGTTGCCGGGAAGTCGTAATACGTGGCATTTGTCTCCAGCACTGGGTTATTGCTGTTTACGTCACTCAATGCAGCCGTAGCTGACATTATTTCCAAAAACTCTTGGTCGGCTTGTCCAGTGCTCGGGTATGTCTTGTGGCTTATTACCTTTTTGAACTTTTGGAAGTTGCGAGCTGGGCTGACGGTCGTATCCGTTTTGGGCACTGTTTCCATGCTCACCATCGCAAATGTATAAACGTCATCTTTTAGTGATGCTGCGGTAAACGCTTTAATAGTGTACGGGGCGCTGCTTTGGCTAAGTGGCGGCCTTTCCTCCATAAACAGCAAATCATGCTGAAATAAAACCGTAAAATCCTTACTCTCTGTGCTCCATTCGCATGCAATCCCAGCAACAATACTGTCAGTCTCCCAAGCGCTAAGGCCATAGGGGTCTAGCTTATTTAGCACCAAACCTGCGCCGCTCTTTTTTCTTCGCCTCCAGATGCGCCAATAATCAGGACTCCTAAAGTCTGGCAATTCTCCCGTGGCTCTAGCTGCCAACTCCCGCGTTGCTGCATTGGCAGTGTGTTGGGTTTTCGCCTTAGCTTTAATCTTGTCGCTTAAAACCCTGCCGTCTAACGCCTCTCGGTTTGCATACTGAGCCGCCCTAGCGGACTCAATCAGCCTCGGCGGAATGTTGATGTTGACTTTGCCAGGCATTAGGCGGTCAACAGGAAGCCATCGGTATAA